CTCCGCATCGTTTCGTTCTTCGCTTCCTCGGTTAAATGCTCGTCCAAGTCAAGGTCTATGGCCGTGAACTCCTGGAAGATTTCAAACATATCAAAGAGCGCGTCCTCTACGAGTGCTTCCCGGCTCTTGCCGGTCTGCGCCACGAGTTTATCCAAGGCTTCAACGAAGTCCTTGCGGATGCTAAGGGATAGGGTTGTCTTCATTAGCAAGAGTGGTTATGACTTTGCAGCAGAATAGGCAATAGCGGCAATCTGCTTTCTTGAACGCTTTTTGCTTTTTGGCTTGGCTTTGTTGGCTTTGGTGAGTTCGGAGATGTTTTTGGAGACGGCTTTGGAGACTGCTTTTTTCCCATAACCTTTGGCTTTAGTGAGTGGCATAGCGTGGTGGTTTATAGGTTCAAAGTTATGCGATGACCGTCAGGATTTGGTAGTATTCAAAGAAGTATTCAGTGCGCTCCTTGAGGCCGTGCGTCCCTCCATTCACCTTGAGCGTGACCTTTTCTACGACCTCTTCGGTTGCTCCGAGGTCGGCCACCGAGTTGATTTTCCTGCTATTCCAATAGAACCCGGCAGAGAGCATCGCGTACCTGGAAGACACCAAGTCGGGGTTGTCAAGGAGGTCTTCGGGGACGATTTTATCAAGTTCGGCATAGTTGGCCTTCCCGGTGGTTTGGATGTAACCACGGCCCCTAAACTTCCATCCATCGGTGATTTCGGCATTGCCCAAGCGACCGCCATAGACCTTGTTGGCTATGGCTTCGGGGTTGCGGGCGTATAGTTTAGCGGTTCGGTCGTTGAAGTGCCTCTTGAAGGTCTTTAGAAGCCCTTGAGCGGAGTAGTTTAGGTTCTCCCGCGTTACAAGGAATCGGCCCGATTCGTGGGCGCATTGAGCAAGGAAATGAGCGAGGCGAAGGGGGGTGTTTATGTTGTACCTGTCCTGCACATCGCTGAGTTGGTCTAAGACGTGCCGGGGGATGGATGGGTAAAGGCCATCAAGATTCATCGTCCACCTTCTTATGGAGGCGTTCGCTGAGTGTTTCCACGAGCCTTAGACCGCTGAATCCTACGATGAAGGCCATTGCAAACTTGGCTGACTCAAGTTCAACGCCAAGGAAGTTCACGGCAAGGGGGGTAATGTAATTAGCAGACAATGTTCCTGCGAGGATGGAGAACATTTGGGTGCGAATGGACGCTCCCTTTTGCTTTCCAACGAGGAGGAGGCTTCCGAAGAAACCGCCCACGGACATCCCGACATTAATGCCGAGTTCCATCATCATCTGCTTGAGTGACATTAGAGGTAGGTGTTGAGAGTGGTCAGGAATGCGGATGCAGTCGTGCCGATGGCCACGAGGTCAGGCCCGGTCACGAACATAGACTCGTCCAAGCCTCCTGAGAGGTAGATGCGAACCTTCGTGATACCCGAAGTGGAGTCCAATTCGGTGGCGTTAATGTCCCTGTAATTGAGGAAATACTGCCTTCCATCCGAGTAGGTCAGTTGCAGTTGCGTTGCCCCGAAGGTTCGTGCTGTGAGAGTTGCGAGTGCCATAGTGCGACAAATTTAGTAAGGGTTGGTGGATTATAGTGCGGTGAGGGCGGCGAGTTGAGCGTTGGTTAGGCGGTTGGGGTGGAGTTCAACGGCACCGATGCGGTCGTTTATGAAGTTTGTGCTTGCTGATGTTTCAATCTTACCTAAAAATACTTGACTACAAGCGGGGATATTTGCAGTATTGTCGCTACCTACTAAAACCCCATCAACATAGAATACCACATCATTTGCTGCGTAACCTACTGCGATTTTGTGAATACCATTGCTTAAACTTGCCGAAGATATATCGGCTTGAGCAGAAGAACCTGAAACATCAATAATCACCCTAAATCTATTGGATGTGTTGAAAAGGGTCATTATACGATTATTTGAAGTTCCATCGCTTATGCTAAAGATTCTTCCCAAATTAACCCAATTCCTCACATCCACCTCCGCATAAATCGTCCCCTCACTCTGTCCTATTAACGCACTCGCAGAAGTTCTTGAAATCACCTCCGCACTCCGCGTGACTGATGCGGTGGTGGTGGGGATGTAGGAGGTTGCGACCGAGCCGACTTCAAGTTGCTTGCCCCAAAACAAGATGCCGCTTGTGCCATTGCCCGTATAGGACTGATTTCCTCCCGCATCTAATAATCTGACAAGTGCGTTTGCACTTGTTAAAGATGTTTTTGCACAACTAATTATGCAACGATACCATCCGTTGCCGTAATTCTGAATGACACCCGTCCCTGTGGCGGTTCCGCTTGATAAATCAAAAGTGGAGACACCTGCGCCCGCTCCTGATTGGTTATTGTCAAAAAATGTAAATTGAGTTCTGCCATCTGCCTTTGCGAAAATGCTTATCCTATAAGCACTTGAATCAACCGTGCCCCCAAGCGCACCACTAACAATGGCTGCAAGGCTGTGGTTTCCTGGATTTGAATCCTCTTTGAGTTTATCGGCAGTTGTTGCTCCATCGGGAGATACGGCCACATTTGCGTCAATAGATGCTCCCGTTGGAGTACCCGATATGACTGCGCTATTAAGGGTTATATTCTGCGCACTCGGCTCTACAAGCAACGCAGGGCAGCCATTCACCGCTCCACCAACCGGGTAGTCAAGGCGAGGCACATTGTCGTTCACGAGTTCAATCAACCCGTCCTTGTTAATCCTCGTGGAGCGATTCGCAACGGTCGTGGTGCGAGATACGGTGAAATCACCCGCTCCGCTTTCGGGTATCTGCGAGTAAAGCGTCCCTGCCTTGTAGAGATAAGGGATGTTTAGGAGAGAAGGAGTGGACATAGGTTATTGAGTGAGAGATTGGAGGGAGTTGGGGCCGGTATTGGGCAGGCGGGTGGGGTAGAGGGTCACGGCACGGATGCGCACATCAGCCATTCTTGTACCGCCTGCGGATGACATATCAATAACACACCTATTCATTGATGTAATGATTTGATTGCCTCCGTTTGGTAGGTTATACTGAACTCCATTAACAAAACAAACAACACCACTTCCATTATATCCCCAAGCGATTTTTACGCCATTAGCTGTAGATGGTGTAGACAAACTGTCACTTTGTCCATTAACAATGCTCCGAACGGAAGTCACCCCAACCCCTAAACCTATGTTATTTGATGTTGGCGTTCCAATTATATAAAGCCAAAGGGTAGCACCTGTTGAGCCTTTTGCAAAATAAGACATATCAAGATAAAAAGTCCCCTCCGTTTGCCCCATCAGCGAAGATATCCCCGTTCTATCAACGACCTCCGCTCCCCGCGTGACGGAGGATGCGACTGTGGGGATGTAGGAGGTGGGGACGGAGCCGACTTCAAGTTGTGCGCCCCAAATAAAAATACCTGCAACTCCATCCCGAACCTGTGCATCTCTGATTAATTGAACTTGGCCGTTTGTGACGGTCGCAGCGGTTGTAAATGAAACCCAAACACGATACCATCCATTACCATAATTTTGGATTTGATTGTTTGTAGCAGTTCCTGACGCTAAATTAAAGAAATTTGCTGTTATTGGTGTTTCGGCTGTGCTTAAACGAATTGATGCCGTGTCGTAATCTGCTTTTTTTACAAAAAGAGATAGTGTGTATGTGGTGTTTATTGCAAATGTAAACGTACGAACTATAGGGCTGTTTGTTGCTACACCATTATTTGCTACATATTTATCCGCAGTAGTCAATCCATCGGGGGCGATTGTTTGGTTTTGCGTGACAACTCCAAGTGCCTTACTCCAATAAGAATCATTAAACTCCTCGCTTCGTTGAAGCAAGTTCTGCGCACTCGGCTCAACCAACAACGAAGGACACCCTGCCGTAATGCCTCCCAAAGGGTAGTCCAAACGAGGCACATTGTCTGCAACGAGTTCAATAAGACCCGAAGCATTGACCCTCGTAGCAGAATTGCTCGCAGAACGAGTAACGACAAAATCACCCAAACCCGAATCCGGGATTTGAGAGTATAACTTGCTTGTCTTAAAGCGATATGGAACGCAAAGAAGCGATGGATTAGACATCAGGCATTAGGGTTCAAGGGTGAAAATCTCGCAAGAAGGCAGTTGTATGCGCTGACCTCCTTCACGGTCGCAGAATCAGTATCGCAACGAAGGTTGAAGTACCAAAAGTCAGCGTAGTCCTCATCAGCAGTCGGCACAAGCGGTGGGCCAGACATCTCGTAGCGAAACTCCCGGCCACAAGTGCTTTCCAACTCAGGAGCAAACGCTCCACCTGCCTTGGCGCGGGCCAAAAAGTTCGCCCATATCTCAAACCAAAAGAGTTGGTTCACCAACACGCCCTGCAACAAAGCCAAGAACGCAGCAGCACTACTGCCTATCGCAACCAAATCGCTGTTCCTAACCGACAAGGTTTCGCTGACCTCCCCGTGCGGGTAAATCCATACGGTCGTGTCCGTAGTGCGAGGGTCTAACTCAAAACCAATGATGTGAGCGTAAGACACATAAAAGGTCTGCGAGTTGTCGTAAACGAGCGTTAAGAGCCTCGTCCCGAAGGTGAAAGATGTAAGTCTGCCAAGTGCCATTATACGCTCATTAAAGAAAGTTGGCCGTTCAAAAGGGTAATTTCAGCCGTTGTGGTCTCCTGCTCAATCCATATCTCATAATAAGCAGCACCCGAAGTGAACAACTCCATAACAACCGCGTGAGGGTTGGAAGAAGCTAGGTGAACGCTGACTCTCGCAGAGGCATCTATCACGCCATTCTTCGCAATGTAGAAGTAATACTCACGGCCATTTGAGCCGTTGAAGTTCAACAAAGCACTCACCCGGTAAGGCAATCCTGCCAAACCCGTCCATTGAATCCTGGGACTTGCTTCAGAAGCCACATTGTAAGGCGTACTCACAACGCTCGTCATTGGGTAAGTCAGTTTCTCAGGCGTATTGCCTGCCGCAGGGGTGAACTTCACGCTTGCCTGCGTAGAAAGGCTCACACACCCCCTCTCCCGAAGCAATGCGGCAGAATCCGAAAGGTCTTCAAACAAAGTACCTACCCTTACAGCGGTATTCAGCGCAGTACCCGTTTCGTCCCTCACCACAACCGAGGACGCATCCAAATTTATCCGTGTCTTAACAGCCATATTCGTTTGATTTTAAGTTCAAAGATAAAGTTTGAGCGACCTAATTAAAGGTTTGGTCAAAAGTCGGGTCAAAGATTCTGGCCGCAGGCGTAGGCGTAGTAACGCAAGGCTCCTCGGTGTTCAAACAAGAAGCATCACCCACCACCTCAACCTCCAAGTCAAGCGTAATGATATACAAGTTCGTGTCCCACGCAATCTTCGCCCCCTCAAACTCGCTCTCCAGGTTCTCCTTAATGGAATACCCGGAACTCACACCCAACACATCCACACTCACCGCACCGACAGTCTGCGCCAAAGACTCGTAGAGGCCTGTAATCTTGCTCTGGACGAGCGAACTCACCTCGTAAGGTCTCTTACCCTTCCTGCGACCGATAATGACAAGGCGCAAGGGATAAACGATTCTCAGCAGGTCTTGGCATCCGATGAAGTTGTTCTCCTCCGTGACCTCAGCGCGCTCCCGGCCATTGTAGCGAATGAAGGCAATGCCCTCGCTCCAATCGTAATCGTCAACAACGTGGCGATACTCTCCGTTGGAGCAGTAAACGGCAGGGATGATCTTGCCGTCACGATCCGGCAACAACTCCGCAAAGCCTGTATGCCGAACGAGTTTGTAGGCGTTCAGCCGGGCGAATATCT